ACAACCCTCGATCTTTTGCGTACCACCATTCTTGGCGACGAGGAATTCCCAACAGAACCGGACCTCAGTCGCCCCGCGGCTGAGGCTGCAATTGCCAATGCCAACGGTATGTCGCCGGAAGAGTTCGGACTTAATGCCGGCAAGTTTGTTCTCAAGATGCTCATTAATGCCCCAATACAGATTCTGAAGGGGCTCGTAGAACTCATCGACCCCCATGTTCTTGTAACAAAACTGATTAAAGTAGGGTCTGCCACAGGATTCCAGAAAGCCGCGAAAACACTCGACCCAGCGGCTGAGACGATTAATAAAAGACTCAAAGATGATCTCGAGCTTGAATCAAACCTAACTGGTAAGAACCTGATGACACTCATTTTATGCCTGGCAGATTATGGATTTGAGCAGGGCGACGCAGGACTTCAAGCAGGACTTCAGTCCGTTCTTGGTGAGGATTTCAACCCACCTGGCAACTTCTTCCCGGATGTTTCTATGAAGGGTATTGATTTTACGGGCACAGTTACAGGAATGTTGATGATACCCCCTACACCTCTGGGGCTAATTTATTTGCTGTTAGAACTAGTTAAGAGTGAAATAGATGGTATAACTCTTAATGTTGATGATGCAGCTGCCGAAAATGCTGAAGACAATCAATGCTAATAAAGGGGAAGAAATAAGATGAGTTCGGGATTATCAGTTGCATTACCACTAACAACCAGCGATGTTTTTGGGGCCTACAATCTTAATACAACATTTGAGCAATTAGCTAAACAAAATCTCAAAATGTTGATTTTGACAAACCCTGGTGAGCGAATGATGAACCCCGATTTTGGTGTGGGGATAAGAAACTTTTTATTCCAACTAAATATAAGCACCACATACGCAGACATCACAACCGCCATTCAAACGCAGGTCCAAAAATACTTACCGTATATTAATATCGACGATATCCGATATAGTATCCCTGAAAACAATCCAGACCTCTTTCCTAATGATCTTTCGGTCGCCATAAACTTTACGATCGTACCATTGCAGAAATCCGCCGTCCTGCAGATACAACAAAATAAACCTATTTAATGAGACACTAAGATGACGAAAAAGCTCCAATCCATAAATTATACCAGCCGCGACTTTGAATCCATTCGCAGGGATTTGGAGAACTATGCAAAGACATATTACTCTGATACCTACAAGGATTTCAACGAAGCCTCCTTTGGATCTCTTATGTTGGACACAGTGGCGTATGTTGGCGACATACTATCATTTTACTTAGATTATCAAGCAAACGAGAGCTTCTTAGATACTGCCATCGAGTACGATAACGTTATTCGTCTCGCCAAACAGATGGGATTTAAACTAGATGTAAGCCCCTCCTCTTTTGGGCGACTTACTTTTTATGTTCAGATTCCCGCTCTGGGTACTGGACCAAACTTGGCGTATGCACCAGTCCTGCGCGCAGGCTCAACATTTTCGTCAATCGGCGGCGGACAATATACACTCCTGCAAGACGTTGACTTCGCCCGGGCAAGCAATCAAATGGTTGTGGGTACGGCCGACTCCGCCACTGGCGCCCCAACAAATTATGTTATCCGATCAACCGGAATGGCTGTATCGGGAAGATCTGGATTCAAAGAAGTCGAAATAGGATCGTTCCAACGCTTCCGCTCTGTTGATTTGGGCGTCGAGAACGTAGCAGAAGTTATTAGTGTTACAGATAGCGAAGGACATGAATACATCGAAGTCGACAATCTATCTCAGAACACGGTATACAAGGCGATTCGCAATACTAACACAGCCACCAGCGACACAGTGAGAAACATTCTACGTGCAGTCCCAGTTGCCCGTCGCTTTGTACTTGATCGTCAGCGTAACCGTACGTTCCTGCAATTCGGATATGGATCCGACTCGGAGCTGATATCTAATTCGATTAAAAATCCTGCCGATCTTGTCCTAGATCAGACAGGAAGGACTTATATTACAGATGCCGGTTTTGATCCAACAAAGCTAATAAGCACCGACAAATTCGGCATTGCTCCGTCTAATACTACATTGAGAATAGGCTATCGAGTTAACACTACCCGAGATGTTAACGCGGCCGTTAACACAATTATTACAATCGACCGACCAATCACTCGATTCACATCACAGGGATCCTTGTCGGAACAACTACGTAACAGTGTTGTAAATTCGCTGGAAGTTATTAATGAGGAGCCCTTTGTCGGCAGCGTTACTTTACCGACGTCAGAAGAAATCAAACAAAGAGTCTTTGGTTTCTATGCAACTCAACACCGCGCTGTCACTATAGAAGACTATCGCTCTATCGCCTATGGCATGCCTGGTAAATTCGGCGCTATAAAGAGAGTATCGATAGTTAGAGATTTTGCTGCATTTAAGAGAAACCTCAATATGTATGTTATCTCTGAAAATAGCAGCGGCAAACTTATAGCAGCTAACACAACACTTAAAAATAACTTAAGAAACTGGATGCTCCAGTATAAAATGGTCAATGATACAATAGACATCTTAGATGCTATGATTATCAACTTTGCAATAGAGTACACAATAGTAGCAGACACGAATACCAATCGTTTTACAGTGATGAACCGAGCTAATCAGGCACTAAGAGAATTTTTAAATAGCAATCAGTATGAAATTGGTGAATCGATCATGATCACCGACTTCTACAAAGTTTTGCAGAAAGTGGATGGAGTGGTTGATGTTGAAGACCTGGAGATTGTATCCCGAACAGGAGCGCAATATACTGATTCAAGCTATGATTTTGCGAGCAATCTTACAGCTGATGGTCGTCGGATCCAAATACCAAATAATGCAGTCTTTGAGCTTAAGTTTCCGAATGTTGACGTCAAGGGATCCGTAAGATAATGGCAATACTCAGATATACGGCAAGCGCCGACACCACCATCACAAACGCATATGAAGCCGGACTAGTTACCCGCGGCACCGGATCCAACATGGGCTATGCTGACTCTCTAGAAGTCTTCTCGATATACGGACAAGAGTCGGGCTCCTCCGGACAGTCCCAAGAACTATCTCGGATCCTAATCCAGTTTCCGATTGATACAATTAAAGCCAACCGCACAGCTAGCAAAATACCTGCTTCCGGCAGTGTCTCGTTCTATCTTAAGATGTTCAACGCAGAAACACCATGGACATTACCACAAGACTTTAACTTGGTCGTGGCGCCAGTGTCAGCCGCATGGTCCGAAGGCTCGGGACTTGATATGGACAACTATCAGGATCTAGGAGAAGCCAACTGGGGACTGCGACAAGCCAGCACAAGCTGGACAAATGACGGCGGTGATTATCACACAGGATCGAACTACAACATTTCCTTCCCTCAGGGTTATGAAGATTTGGAGCACGACGTTTCCCACATTGTAGAAGAATGGATTAAGTACCTCGATACGCCAGCCGGCGACGGTGTAATAAAGAGTAATGGTTTTGGCGTTAGACTCACAGCTAGTCAGGAAGCATATGCCCTAGCCGCAGGCGCCAACGGCACAATCCAAAACCTCGACGGAGCCACACAGTCTTATTACACAAAGAAGTTCTTCGCACGATCCACAGAATATTTCTTCAAGCGCCCCGTCCTTGAGGCACGATGGGACGACAGAACAACTGATGATAGAGAAAACTTCTATTACTCCAGTTCCTTGGCACCAGCTGCCGACAATCTAAACACTCTTGTTTTCTATAATTACATCCGCGGGCGCTTGGTCAATATTCCCGCTGCCGGCACCGGCAACTTGCTAGTGTCGTTTTACTCCAGCTCGGATGGTTCTCCAACTGGATCAAAGTTGGCACTCCCAGTAGGCGGTGACGTCGCCTCAGGCGGCGATCTGAACGCTACGGCGAGTTATACGAGCGTTGGGTTGTATTCGGTTTCTCTCGCTCTTACTGCGGCTGCTACGCCGCTGCTTGCGATCCATGATGTGTGGCACTCCGGCGGCGTTGAATTCTTTACAGGCTCTCTTTATCCTGAGCTGGTTCCGACATACGATAGTGCCCCTACATTTGATCGCATAACTTCCTGCAAGAATCTTAAGAAAGTGTATTCTCGGCAGGACACAGCTCGCTTTAGATTCTTTGTGCGCAACAAGAACTGGAGCCCAACCATCTACACGGTCGCAACTGCTAATAACCCAACCGATATTATCACCAGTGCGTCATTTAGCATTGCCCGCGTAACAGACAATTATACAGCTATCCCCTACGGAACAGGGTCGGATTATAGTACATACCTCTCTTATGATAAGGAAGGCAACTACTTTGATCTTGATATAGGATTATTAGAGAGAGGATATATGTATGAAATTAAGCTGTCATACTACAATGATAGTATAGGAGCATGGCAAGAACAACAACAAGGGTTCAAATTCCGAGTTGAAGAATAATTAGAGTATGAGCATTAAGAAATATTTCGAAGTTGCCGAAAACATACAATCTCTCGCAAACAAGTCTGCAGCGGACATAGCGTCTGAGGTTGAATCTGTTGGATATCACGAGCAAGATATCATTGAAGAAGAGAGATTCATACCTCGTATCGATTTTTCCAAGCCGGAAAACTTCGCTCGCTATGGCTCGGCCGAAGAGTATTATGCTCAATCCATAAAACGAATCTACAACACTTACCCCTATGATGGATCGCTCAAGGAGCGACTAGAATGGGTAAACGAGTCAACTTATTTAGATGTTTATATCTATGATAACAAATACCCGCGCACGACGGGCTATATCATTATGTCCGCCGACGGCGCCGGAACAGAAAACGTTGCTGATGGTTACGGGCGCCCCTCAAGCCCCGAGTACATTTATGTAAAGGGAGGACCAAACCCCCACCCAGAGGGAACTACACCGTATACTCTACAATTCACAGGGTCCAACTACTACGAACCCTCTATGAACCGAGTCTCTAACCTGGAAATGAACCTTTCCAGCAAAGGCGTTTCACTCGAATTCTGGCTAAAGAAAGACGGCTTCTTGGACCCCGCCATCACAAGTCGCGAAGTCCTCTTTGATCTCTGGAACGGAGAGATCTCATCGTCGGATAACTACGGTCGCCTTCGATTAGAGCTTAGTGGCAATTTGTCTGACGGGTCGGATCCATTTTTACTTACGGCCCTGTCGGGCACAACCGGTATATTCCGCCTGCCTGTTGCTGCTGCTACTGTAACAACTGCCTCTGTTGCCGACGGCAACTGGCACCATTACGCAGTCACAGTAAAATCAGCATCTGCAGGACTCGCGACACGTTTTTATGTTGACGGTGATCTCAATAACGAAAGTACACTGGGCACCTCCGGTATCGATGACCTAGACAGTACAACTCTCCGCGCCTATGTCGGCGCACTTATAACATCAGTTTCCGGCACCACGACACCGAGTACAACTGCAGCGGGTGACGGAAAACTCTCCGGATCACTGGATGAATTTAGATTTTGGAAAACCCAAAGATCATCCAAAGATATTGGACGCTACTGGTTTACTCAGGTCGGAGGAGGCACCAATACTGACCCACAACCGTTCGTTGAAACGATGGAATCTGGTAATGTGGACCTGGGGGTGTATTTCAAATTTAATGAGGGCATAACCGGAGTCACAGCGACAGATAAGGTAATCCTTGATTATTCTGGACGTTTTTCGAACGGAGCTTGGACTGTTGCCTCTGTAGCTAATTCTAGAAACACTGGTTCTGCTATTGTGTCTTCCAGTGCAGCCATAAAAGAGTTCCACGATCCTATCATTTACTCTTTCCATCCAGCTGTAATGGCTCTTGATGCCTCCCTTCAATTGTCAGGATCTTCACATGATGCATCAAATAATGCTGCGGTCTATAATTCAATCCCCGCATGGATAACAGAAGCCGATAGTGAGGGGCAAAAGCAGCTGCTTAATCTTACTCAGATTATGTCAAGTTACTTTGATACGTTACAACTACAAATTGAAAGTCTTAATAAGCTCAAGGACAAGCAGTATCCAAGTGGAAGCAATAAACCACTACCATTCGCCGAAAAGCTCCTCTCCTCTCAAGGGTTTATAGCCCCCGATCTCTTTTTAGATGCCGACATCTTAGAAAAGCTAGCTGATCGGAGCGAAGACAGAGTATATGAGAAATCGTTACATGACATCAAAAATATTATTTATCAAAACATTTATAACAACCTCTCCTACATTTACAAGTCAAAAGGTACAGAAAAGGCTTTCCGTAACTTAATTCGTTGTTTTGGTATCGATGAAGAGCTGATAAAACTCAATATGTATGCCGACAATATTGAATTCGAGTTAAAAAACAATAGAAAAAACATTGTTGTTGCAGACAACTTTGTTAACTTTAATACAGCAGACGGCGCTATAGCGGTAGTTTATAACTACGCAGACCCCACAAATATTAATTCAGTCGGCGCCATACCAACCAACACATACCTCACAGGCGGCTATGCGACCACGCTTGAAGCCGAGATTCTCTTTCCATTAAAAATGGAGCATTCCGCGCGCGCCTTTCATAATACAAATGTCATAAGCGCCTCCTTGTTTGGCATACACAATGCTGTAGCCGACACAACAGACACAACATGGAGTGACCCGGACACCCTAAACTTCCAAGTATATGCACAGCGCGACGAAAAAGACTCATCAAATGCTCGATTCGTCCTAACAAGCTCAGCCGGCGGACTGATCACTCGACTAACATCCAGTCTCATTCAGGATCTTTACAATAATAATCGATGGAACCTATCTGTTCGAATCAAGCCTGCAGAATATCCGCTTCGATCTCTGGTAGAAGGAACGACTGACGACTACATTGTAGAATTGCATGGTGTCCAAGCAGACTCGGGAGAGATACTGGACGAATTTACTGTGTCCCAAACACTTAACTCCCCGGCTCAAGGGTTTGTAACCGGCTCGCGCAGAGTGTACATAGGGGCACATAGACAGGACTTTACAGGTAGTGTCCTAGAGACAAGCGATGTGAAGGTGAATGCTTGCCGCTACTGGCTTGATTACGTCGAAGACGCAGCCCTTCGCGCCCATATTTTAGATACAGAAAACTATGGAGCGCTCCAGCCTCACTTATATGCCTACGAGTTCAATCCCTCGGCCTCGTTTGGTGACATCCAAAAGATCGATACGCTGGTATTTAACTGGGAATTTTTGACCAACACAGGCTCCAACTCTAACGGACAATTTACAGTCAGCGACATTAGCTCCGGATCTGCAGCCTTAACAAGATATGGCGCCCTAGGTAATATTCTTAATAAGCAGTACACCGCTAGCGGCTCTTTCTTCGCAGCATCATCAACAACGGCAATCGACAAGGATTATATTGTATCCTCGAAACTTAACTTGCCGGAACACATAGAGTCAGTGGACATGATAAAGGTCCTCAACCTCTCCGACCAACAAGCATTTACTAGCGAAACTCGCCCGGAAAAC